TCGATTGGAGAACAAAATTGACAACTACATGGCGAAGCCTTAACGCAGAACTGCGAACCTTGGATGAAACGCGGGTGCTGGAGATGCTGATGGAGGAGCGCAAGAACCAGCGCCGCGTGTCGGTCTTGCAGCGTTTGCATCAGCGCTACAACACGCTGCGGGTCAGCCGCGAACGGATCGAACTACTACAGGAGGCGAAACATGTTTAAGGACATCTTTAAGCGCATCAGCCCAGCAGAGGCTATTGCCGCCGAATTGGCAGAAGCTGAACACGCGCTACTGCGGGCTGAGACTGGCGTGGAGTACGCGCAGGCGCTGGTGACCTACAACAAGAATCGCGTCAAGCGCCTCAAGGCGTACCAGACGCCTACCGAGGAAAAAGCATGACAAGACGCTACTGCGACACGGGCCGCATTGATTGCCCACACCTGCCTCAGTGCATCTGGGACTGCGCCTATGACACGGCGACTGTCAGGAAGATCAAAGCGTACCCGATTGTCCCCGAGGACATCAAGCCCGTGCCCGAGGCGTGGCAAACGGTTGGCACGGTGATGCTGACTGCCATTATGGGTGCGTTGGCTGTGGTCTGCATTCTGTTGTTCTTTACTGGTGTTTGGGTATGGAGTTTGTTGATATGACACAAGAAGACATCATCCACATGGCGCGGGAGGCTGGGTTGCATTTGTATGTCAACGACCTGACGGCAGAACCTTATGCGCAAATTGTTGAAGCCTTTGCCACCCTTGTCGCAGCAGCCGCCACAGAAGCAGCCAACGCCCGAGCCAACACCTCGTGGTCGTTGATGTGCAAGAAGATGGTGGCCGCTGAGCGCGAGGCGTGTGCGAAGGTGTGTGAGGACAGTGTGGAATACGCTGGCGATACTTTGGCTCAGGCCATCCGAGCAAGGGGATAAGCATGACCGAAACACTGAAGCTGGCGCTGGAGGCGCTGGAGGACATATCAGTCGCATTGCGTGAAGATGATGTACTCGGGAGCGACATTGAAATGCTGTTGAACGCCGCCGCCACCATCCGTGTAGCCTTGGCACAGCCAGAGGAGCGCAACTTCTGCCCCCGCTGCGGCAAGCGCACTGCTGACCCGACCACAATTCACACATGCACACCACCGATTGCAGCCGGTTCACAGGCTTTTTACGGATTTCCTAACGAGCCGGTAAGTACGCCAAACGCGGGCGGCAAATGCGTGACTGCTGGAGAGACAGCACCTATAACCGAATTGTGGGCTGCTTTAACTGCCTATCAGCCGCACGCGGATACTTGTGGGCACGGCAAAAGCTGGCGAAAGATGTGCGAAGCGCGGACCAAAGACGCCGCCGGAGTAGCGGCCAGTCACGCGGTTGTTTACGCCAGCAGTACGAATGTTGCGGCTGACGCCGCACATATAGTTTGGGCTGGCGGTGACCTTGGCGTTGCCGTAGCAAAAATCAAATCAATCACACGATGACCCACACCATCAATTCGACCAACACGGTAGCCGTGGCAACAGACACCTACTGGCTGCCCATCGACAAGGACACACCGCGCAGCGTCAAGCTGCAACTACTGTCAATAGGTGGCGTTGCTCAGTACGGCTCGCTGTCCGGTGATGTATCCTTTTACACCCACTGGTGCCCACTACCGAAGAAACCAAAATGACCAACGCATTCAACTGGAAACAGTACACCGACGAGGAGCGCGTCAAGCGCGGCGAGACACTCAACGCCAACAACACGGCGCTCAAGCGCAGCCTGGCGTCCAGCAAGGCGGTCGAGCGTATCCGCGAGGATGTGCCCAACTACGGCACGCTGGCGATCAGCGGCAAGACCGCCGCTATGCTGGCGCAAAAGCCAAACCAATTTAAGATACACAAACAATGACACATGGCGGCAAACGAGAAGGCGCGGGTAGACCCCCCAAAAATCTGTCCGTAAGCCGCGTCTACAAGCTACGCGACGAAGGCGTCAGCGCAAGAGAAATAGCCCGTAGGTTCGACGTGGCCCACACCATCATCAACAGACTGTTAAAAAATGTCAAACTTCAAGACTTGGAATCAAGAAAATTTAGCCCAGTTCGCGCAGGAAGCGAACGACAAGATGGTCGAGCAGAATGAGCGCATTGAGCAGCTACAGCGCGACGTAAAGGACGCCATCGAGGCGTACCGGGCGCTTATGCGAAAGGCCGAGTCCCCGCGCGGTCAATGATCAGCGCCTGGCGGCGTGGTGTCTCGCTGATGCTGATGTGCGTCCAGGCGTCGAACTCGCGGATGATCTGATCAAACGGCAGCTTGGAGGCCACCAAAGCCCTCACCACGGCGTCTGGCGTCATGCCTGGTACTCGGATGTCAGCCGCGCAGCCCGTGCGGTGCTGTGAGGTGTCTTTGGAGCCAACCGAGTCGTTGACCTGCTTGGATCGGAAGGCGCTGTTCACCATGATCGGTTTGCCGTCCAGGTAGGTCTTGACCTTTTCCAAGAACTCGGCCAGCAGCACCAGGTTAGCCATCTCGGCGTCGTTGGGCGTGTTGTCGAACTGGCGGTGGCTGGTGGTGGCCAACTCTTCCAGCGTGAAGTTTTCGGTTAGGTTCATTTCTTGTTCATTTTCATTTCAGCTAGCTTCTCGACTGTGCGGCCACCGAAGTAGGCCAAGAACACGATCTGGCCCCACTGGCCCAGCAGTTGGACGTAGGACTCTTGCGCGTTGTAGCCGAAGGCGCTCATGGTGGTGAACAGGAAATAGGCCAAGAAGATGGCGGCCAGCGCCATCGGACGGATGTTCTTGGACAGCCAAGAGTCGCTGCTCATGTCGGCGGTCCAGCGCTCGGTGACGTTGGTCTGCTCGACCTCGTACAGCTTGGTGTCGTTGGCCATCTTGGCCAACTCACCATCCTGCGCCATCTTGGCCAAGTCCATCTGGGCCTTGGCCTTGGCTTCTGGGTCAGGGATGAGCTTATCGATGAGCTTGCCACCAACTTCAAGTAGTGCTGTGAGGGGGAACATGCTTTACTCCTCCGGTTGAGTTTGCTGCACTGCACCACGGGCAGCGCCCGAGGTGATGTCGTTGGCGGCGTCGGCCACCCACTGAATGCCGTACTTGCGCCCAATGTCGATGGCATCCTGAATCTTCTTGGGGTCCAGCGCAGCAGCACGCGGCTGCACGGCCTGAAAGACCTTAACGGCGTCGCTTGGATTCAGCAGCAACTCTTTGAGACGCGCCTCAGTGGCTTCTGATGCCTTCTTGGCCCAGAACTTACTGAACAGTGAAGTGATAGCGTAAGTGGCGCCAGACACGGGGTTGTATATACGCGAGAGGATTTGCTCGGGCGGGATGCCGGTCAACTGCTCGATTGGCGTGCGCGGTACAGTCTCGCCCTTAAATCCGACTTGCGTCAAATCACGGGTCATGCGGTCAGAGACAGTCACAAAGTCCTGCACCTTTTGGGCGTAAGTTGGGCCGAACACGCGATTGAACACAGCCGCCTTATTGCGGTCGGCCAGTGCGGCGATTGGGTCGGCCGAGGTCACCAGGTCGTCCAGCATGAACGACCGCACGGCGTTGACGGAGTCTTTGTTGGCGCCGTACTGCTGCATGAACTTGTTCGTGAACTTGACGTCGCCGTACATCTTGGAGACCAAATCTTGCGGGCTACCCATGCCTTCTGCGCTGATGATCTGGTCGCCGGCCACACGCTTAAAGTCAGCGTTAAGGCGCGTGCGTTCGGCCAGCAACTTCTGCACGTCCGTAGTTGCCGCCTGCAACTCGTCGCGCAGGCCGGGCACCAGCGAGACGCCACCTTCGTTCTTCTTGAGCCACTTGGCCGCCGCCTTGGGGTCCAGCGCGTCGCCCTTGAGCGCAGCATTGGTAAAACTATCCAAGAACGCTGACCGGGCCAATTGAAGACCTTCGGGGCCAGTGGCCGCGACAAACTCAGAGACGTTGGACTTGTTGCCAATGATCGCAGGCGCAATCTGCTCGACAAACTTCTTGCGGTCAACCGACTTGAGTGTTGCAGCGTCAAACGGCAGGCCAACTTTTGTCAAATATGCTTTGTCGGCGTTGCGGTAGGCAGTTACGAAGTCAGGATCAAGGCTGTCGATGTGACCACCAACGCGTTGTTTCAACTCGGACAGCAAACGAATTTCAGTCGGCACATCAGTCTTGCCCAACTGTCGGTTGATCTCGCGCTTGAGCGAGTCCAGGTCTTCAATCGTGGCTGCACTAAACTCCACACCGCGCGGCGTCATTGGTTTGCCTTCGGCGGTCAGGATGGCGCTCGGCTCAACCACGGTTGGCTTGAACCTGGCCTGCACGCGGTTGTAGATGGACGGGAATGTCTTGAAGACATCCGAGGCTTTCTCGCTGGCGACAAAGTTGAAGATGTCGTCCACCGATGCGGCAGGCAATTCCACATTCTTGGCTTTGGCGATGTCGAACGCTTCTGTGTACAGCGGTTTGACTTCGGCGTAAGCCGCTTTTTCTTTCTTCTCGACAAGGTTAGCCACACGCTGGCCGAACACGTTCGGGTCGATCGACTGATCCTTGTAGACGTCGGCGATCTGCTCGTCCAGCGATTTGACGCGGCGGGCTTGCACCTTGGCCAAGTCTGGGCCGGCAACAGTCACAGCCACCTTGGTTGGGTCGCCAAACAAGCGAATCTGGTTGGCGGTCAGCGCCTGCTTGGCTGCCTCGAATTGCGCGCCGTACTGAGCGCGGAACACAGGGTCGCGCGCGGACAAGTTCTGAATGAAGTTGTTGATGACCGGATTGTCGGCCAGCAAAGCTGAAATCGGCATCTGCACCTGAACGCCGCCCGGCGCTTTAAGAGACACGCCCTTCTGCGCCTGCGCCGCGTCGGTCAGGGTCTTCATAAAGTTAGGGTCGGCAGCGCCTGCTGCGATAAAGATGTTGCTGATGCGGTTGTCCACATCCTTTAGCAGCGCATCTTCAGGGTCTGTACCCCGAACCTTATCCCACTGGCCCTTGGCCATGTCAAAGGCTTTGCCGCCAACGGGTGCAAGTTTGAGCGCAGTACCGCCGGTATAGGCCGCGCCGCCGCCACCCAGCAAGCCGCCGACAAAGCGGCCTGTACCCGGCATGTCAAATTTGCCGCCAGCAGCTTCACCGGCCATACCTCCGGCTTCTGCGCCGGAACCTACAACGGCCTGCTCAGCAGGGCGCATAAGGGTTTGCCCTAGCATACCCATGCGCTTAACGCCGGCCAGCGGCGGAAAAGCGTACGAAAGCGGGTCTGTAACGGCCTGCAAGCCGCCGGCCAGAATCTTCTGCCCGCCGGTCTGCGGTTCGGCGCCAGTGCCGCCAAGCGCGCCCATGATGCCTTGATAGACTGGCCGCTGCGCTTCCATGAAGATTTGCCCCGGCTCGCGTCGGGGTTCAATCGGGCCGGGCTGACGCAATGCTTGAATCAGTTCGGGTAAACCCCTACCTGCCGAACTTTCGCCGATAAGCGCGCCTGCACCGGCAATCATGCCGGCCGTACCTGCTGGGCCTTTACGAAGCGCCTCAACACGGTAGTCGCCTGTAGGCGTACCGGCCAGCGCCCGTAGCGTCTCGTCTGACAGCGAAGTCAGGTTGCCTGAAGTAATGGCTTGCAAATCAGCATCTGACAGCTTCGTAAAATCGACGGCCATGTTATTTTGCCTTTCCAGCAGCACGACGTGCAATTTCGGCAGCAGCTTGCGCTGCTAAATCACCACTCACTGCGCCCGGCGCTGGCGCGGGGGCCAATAGTTCGGTGAATGTAAGCGCCTCATTTACCGCGTCAGCGCTGTATCCCGGCGAACGCAAAGCAATCTTGCGCTGCTGCTCGACTTCTTTGCTTGCTTGCCGGGCCGCAACAGTGCGAATAGCTTGGAGAGTGCTGCGGATTTTCTTTTGCGTGTCGGCTGTCGGCGTTGATGTGGCTAAACTAGACAAGTAGTCGGCGGTGCCACCCAGCAAAGATGGGTCAGCACCGGCCGCTTTAAGTTCACGCGCACTTAGATCGCCCGCGCCAGCAATGGCTTTGGCAAACTGTACTTGCGCCGCGCGAAACGACGCAAAGTTGTCCGTAGCCAGAGAATCGTTAATTGCCTGCAATGCTTGATCGGTAGCCGTAAGCGTTTTCAGTTGCGGATCAATTGTGCGCTGCACAGACGCCCGAAAAGCGGGGACGTCTGCCAAGGCTCTATCACCCGGCAATACGTTGGTCAGCCTGGCGGCGCCTTTTTCAGCTTTGCGCCCGCCTTCTTCTTCGACACGTTTGTTGACGGCGGCTTTTTCAGTCTGTGACAAATTACCAAACGTCTTGCCGTAAACTTCGGCCGCGACAGCCTCACGGTCTGTACCGAAGCCTGGGCCTTTGGCCTCTTTGGTCATCTGATCACGCAACGACTCTGCGTAAGCAGTGTTGTATTGGGGCGTGCCTTCTTCAAAGCCGGTCAGCGATGCAACTTCACGGGCCAACTGCACTTCTTTGGGCGATGCTTGCGTGCGCTCGCGGCCGGCTTGGGCCAGAGAAGCCACACCCGCAGCCTGACGCTGACCAGTCTGCGCGATCTCACTTTGGGCCTGCCGAGCGACATCAGCCAGCATCATTGCACCCTGCGTATCGCCAGCCTCTGACAGCATACGCACACCCTGCTGGATGGACGTAGGGTCGTTGTAGTTGATCTGCTTGGAGATGGCTTGACGAGCGCTGATCATCTGAAGCTGTGGGTCTTGACCGCCTAGCGCGCCGCCTAGCGCGGTAGCCAGGCCAGTAGCCCCCCGGCCGATGGCAAAGTTAGCCTGCTCGAACGGGCTGAGACGGGCGTATTGCATGGCCTGCGCGTCTGCGCGGTCTTGCTGGGCCTGCTGGTAAGCCTGCGGCGTAACGCCGAATAAGGATTGAACGATATCGGTTGCCATGTCTTACCCCCTAGAGAAATGCGCCAAGGTCTTGATTGCCAAAGGCAGACCCAGTACCAAAGCCGGTTGGCATGTAACCTTGCGCTCCGCCGCTAAACAAACTAGCCGCCGCGTTGGTCAGCGCTGGGCTGCGCGATGCGCCGATCAGAGCCGTAGCAAACGGATTGTAGGCGTTGGCAGCAGCGTTTGAGCCAGCCGCAGCCATACCGCCTGTTAGCAGCGCTTGGCTGCCTGTTGGGTTGGCGATGCGCCCGCCTAAAGCAGAACCCATCTCCAGTGGCTGCTGTCCAAGCGCTTCCAAGCCAGTCGCGCCTTGCAGGTACGCTTGGTAAGGCGTCATGGCCGCAACCTGACCGCCGTAGCCTTGCGTCAGCAGGTTGCCGCCAGTGCCGAGCAAGCCAGCGCCGAAGGCTGTCTGTTGCTGACCGGCCTGCATGGACTGCGCCGCCAACGCAGCGTCTTGCTGGGCAAGAGCGTTGTAGTAGGCTTCCAAGTCTGGGTTGGCAGCGCCGAGGCCAGCGGCACCGCTCGGGCGCTCACCAGTTGCGCCGACGGCCAAGCCGCCACGGCCAGTCTGGAACATCTGGTTCTGCAACTGCGCGAACTGACGCTCGCGGCTTGGGGCCAGCAAGTTCTGCTGACCGGTCATGTACTGCTGCGCGGCAGCTTGCGGTGACTGCGCTATGTACTGTTGGCCAAGGCCGAACAGACCTTGCGCGCCTTGTTGCAAAGGTGCAAACTGCTGCTGGGCCATCTCAGCCTGCGACAGACCGCCACCCGCCAGCCCCAAGAAGCGGTCTTGGTAGGCGCGCAGCGCGGGGTCAAGCGTGTAGCTTGCGCCCGACACCCGACCGTCCGGGCCGTACTCAAACTGTGAGCCGCCAAAGCGCGTCGTGATCCCGACCGGACGGAAGCGGGCTTCTTCAGCCGCAATTCGTGCGGCCTCAGTCTGCGCGGCGGCTTGTGTCCGTGCGGCTCTTTCAGCGGAACCGCCGCCGAGCAAACCACCCAACAAAGAAGCGCCACCACCAATTAAGGCTGCTGTAATCGGCATATCAAACTCCAATCAAAATTTCGTCCACTTTTGACGGGTCTTTCTCGTCAGTGGCGTGAATACAAAACCAAACGCAGTCAGTGATGGCCTTGACGCCGTGCGTCACTCCAGCCTTAATTTCGATGCAGGCAGGCGCTTCAATCACTTCTATTGCCTCGCCCTTCATCACCGCAACCTTGCCCTTTGCAAGAATCGACAGGTGGCTGAAATCATGCGTGTGCTTCAGGATGGATGTGCCCGCAGGTATCACCGCCTGCTTGGCGTATAGGCCATCGCTGAAGTGATGCGTGATCATGCAGTCCGTTTCCACATGTACACAGTGATAAACGGCTGGTAGTTGGCGTTGGCGCCCGACGAACCCGTGGATGCGTTGGTAGTTGCGACTGTGATGCTAGTAGTAGCGCTATTGACATCCCTGCTGTTACCACCAGCAATAATGCTCATAGCCGGCGTTCCGCCAAACCCATCGCCTTGATTATTGAATGTTAAGGCGTGAACGTGACCGGGATCAGTAACTGTTGATGTCGCTGTGTGCGTGTGGCTTACTGTGATCGCGTCTGCGCTGCCACCGGTCTCTTCGGCCGTATCAAACAACGCATTGCCAGCATCAAAACCAACAGGCACCCGACCGGCGCCGAAGGCCGTCCAAGTGCCAAAGCCCAGCAGCGTGCCAGGGTTGGTTGATACGATGGCCGTATAGATAGCGCCTACGGGGAACAGCGCGGCCTTGACGGCCGTAATCGCCGAATCTATGTAGGCTGTAGTCGCCAGTTGGGTGCTATTGTTGCCTGCGGAAGCAGTGGGCGCGGCAGGCGTTCCCGTAAACGTAGGCGATGTCAAATCAGCCTTAGTGGCGATGGCCACCGAGATGTTATTGAACTCGGTGTTGATCTCCGTGCCCTTGACGATCTTGAGTGGATCGCCAGATGGCAGCGCGTCTTTCGTGGCGAAATTCGTGGACTGTGTGTAATTACTCATGTCGTCTTCCCATCTTTGGACTGGATTTCAATCCGCTGAATCGACAGCGGCGCTCCGTTAATGTTTGCCTCGTAACCGGTCTGCACAATTTTACCGCTACCAGTAGCTTGTGCGCTCAGTATTTGCAACGCCACGCCATCTGAATACTCGGCGATGTTGTACTCGGCGATGCCGTACTCGTAGACGCCCTGCGTCGGGATCAAGACGTTGGCCGACAGGTAGTTGGCGCTGAAGTCAAAACCCCACTTCATCGTCACATACTGGTTCGTGCCGCCGATAACGATCACCTTCAACCGCTTTAGCAGCGAGGTGACATTGGCGTTGCCGAGGTCAGCATGGTTGGTGAAGTACTGCATCCGGTAGGCCGATGTGTGGTCTTGGTAGGTGCCGTACTTGCCGATGTAACCGTTCTTGCCGATCAGCAGATCGCCGTTGCGCTTGGACAGCAGCGCGGTCGGCTGGATCGAGTTCCAGTTGGTGATGCGAAACGAGCCGTCCTGCAACTGCGTGCGGGTGTCAAAGCAGTAAACCTCATTGACCGAAGGCAGCGTCAACAAATAGAAGGCTTCCGACTCGGAGTAGACCGACTTGATGCTGGCCAACGTCTCGCCGGCCACAATGCCCATCAGATCGCTTCGCACGTTCTTGGACAAGTCACCCAGCGGCGCGGACTTCTCAATGATCGTCCGGGCAAACGAGCGAACGCCCGAGTTGGACAGGAACAATACGTCTTTGCCGGTAGCTTGGATAGAGTCGCGGGCAATGCAGCCAATACCTCCCACCGTGTCCGCCAGCGCCATCGTCGAAGGCGTCGTGGCGTTGGCGTACACCAGAATTTGGCGCTTGCCGAAGATGATCAAGAAGCCGTTATGCGCTGCCAGACCCTGCACTTCGTCTGAGCCGGACGGCCAGACACGGTCAACATTGAGCGAGCCGGCCGTGCCGGTAGACCAGACATGGCCAGCCAACAGGTCAGAAAAGTAAACTGTGTTCTTGACTGTGGCCGTATTGGCTACCCAAAGCCGGCCAAACGCCGCCAGAACGATATTGCCCGACGGCACGGTGCCGACATAGCCCGTCTTCTCAGTCACACGCCGGTACGTTGTGGTGCTGACAGCCGGGTCAAAGATCAGCGGATCATGGCCGGTCTGAAAAAAGTAGGTGATGCCGTTAAGCGAGGTGCAGGACCAGTTGCTGGCTGTGATGGTAGGTGCAGTGCCCCCGCCCCCGTAGGTCAATTCTGTCACGGCGTTCGAGCCGTTCAGAAAGAACAGCTTGTTGTTGCCCGCAAACAGAACCGTCAGTGTTCCGTCAGGCTGCACCAATTCATGGATGACGCCGACGTTGTTGGCGCCCAGGTTGCCAGACGAGCTATTGACGCGAGACCAACCCTTGCGCGAGCCGATCCGGCCGTACTGGTCGATGATGCAGTTAGTCGCGACCAGCGCGAAGCCAGCCGCCAAGTCCAGAGGCGAGTCCTGAGTATTCAATCCGTAAAAGCCGGGTGCCGATATTGCAGAGGTTTGAAGTATCTGGCTCATTGCGATTCCAAGTACTGTATTGCTTTGGCAAGAATTTCAGGCGAGTCGCGAAATTTTCCAAGTGCGGTGTTGCAGTGATGGCAAAGTAAACCCCGAATTTTTTTTGTCGTGTGGCAATGGTCGACAAAAAGTAGGCTCTTATAAGCCTCTGTTTCGTCGCACGCGCAAATAGCGCATTTATGGTTTTGCGCCACTAGCTTCGCGTTGTAGTCCGCTAGAGACAAATTGTATTGAGATTTAAGCCAATATTTTCTGTTTAAAAGCATCCAATCGTCATTTGACATGCTAGATTTTTTATCCAGAAGTTTTTGCGCTTTACATTTTTTGCATATCCACGCATACCCCCGTACCTTGCCAATTGCTTTTGGAAAATCCTTGCAAGGCTTAGATAGCTTGCAGTGAGAGCAAGAAAGCATGTCCACAGGCACTAACTTCAGAACTACATCCTGAGGAGCTGAGATGCTGACGGTCTGGAGGGCTTGGCTCATACCGCGACAAACTCTTGGTTTTCTGGGTAGCGCGTGCCTTCTAAGGCGATGTAGTCAGACAGCATACCTCGGTAAAGCTGATAGGCCTCCGATGAGTTAAGACCGCCATCTTCGCCGCGCTCTACCAGCGCCCGGGCGTAGGCGTTCTGTACCACCAAGCTATCGGGAACCATCACCAGCGTGCTGTCGGCCGACAGAGTGGCTTGGGGCACGGTCAGCGAGAACGGCAGGTTGTAGACCCCGTCAGGGCGGGCGTACAGCACCACCTTGGTGTCGCCGTTGGTATCAACGCCGTCAAACGAGAAGTACTCAGGGATGCCGGTGACTGACGGCACGAAGTTTTGAAACCGGTTCATCTCTACGAAACTGATGTTCCGCAGGCCGACATTGGCTGTCGTGTTGATGGCGTCCATGACTTGGAACTTCTGGCCGGCACCAGTCAGCGAGTAGATGTGATCACTGGCATTGGTCGTGATGGTGATCGTCTGGCCCAGCACATTCCAAGCGTAGGCGTCCTCGATCTGGCGCTTGGCGTCGTTGATGAATTTGCCGATAAGGATTGAGTAAGCCGTCTCGCCATTGGTCGAAACTTGCGTCTCGCGCAACCGGATCAGCACGTCATTGATGAGTTGTAAATATGTCATTGGCGGGTCAATCCTACTTCTTCAAAAGTGGCGATGATGTCGAACACGCTGGCGGTTTCCGTGATTACGCGAAGTTCGTCACCCTCTTCCAAGACCACATAGGCATTGCTGAACTGGGTATAGGCTTTGGACGAATACGGCACTTGCGTCAGGATGTCAACGCTAACATTAGCGCTTGAGTCGTACCACTGCACCGTGATGTACTTATTGTTGGCACCCGTGTTGTGGATATACAACAAGTTGAACTTGGCGTAGTAACCCGTCGGCGCTTTGTATATGGTGGTCTGCGTTGCCCCGACCAGCTTTAAACCAACGGATATGGGCCTCATTTTTTGTTCCTGGCTGAGATGGCCTTGGCTTTTGCCTTAGCATCCGTCTTGGACGACGCGCCCCAAGCCTTCAAGGACAACAGAAGCCGCGTAGGCTCACCATCCTTGTACTCAGGCCCGGGCATGTTGCCCATCCGTGCTAAAAAGGAGGCCCGCCTAGGGTTGTCGCCTAACTTGACCGGGGCTTTGAGACTGCCACCGGTTGCGGCATTATAAGACGAACGGCCCTTGGCATTCAAGCCCCCCGTCTTGGCTTGGCCTTCTTTTCGTTGCCAAGCAGGCGTTTTCATTTCTTCTTGGCAGTCTTGGCAGACTGCTTAAAAGCGGCGAGTGTCGGCGCGCCTTTTGTGCCAGGCTTACGCATCTTCTCTTTAGAACCCGCAGCAATGCGGGCCTTCTTGGCATTGATTGCAGCATACAGACCGGGCTTCATTTCTTCTTCGCCTTCCCAGCCTGCGACAGCGCGATGGCGATGGCCTGCTTGGGGTTCTTGACGACTTTGCCGCCCTTGCCCGAGTGCAGGCCGCCGGCCTTGTACTCGCGCATGACCTTGCTGATTTTCTTTTCAGCCTTGGTTTT